GTGTCAGCTACTTAACTACAAATAAATGGTGACTATAGCTCAGTCGGTAGAGCAAAGGTTTGTGGTACCTTGTGCCATGGGTTCAATTCCCATTAGTTACCCCACCACAAGTAGAACTGAAGGCCGTGTAAAGGTGCCTCTACCAAAAAATTTAGTTGACAGATGGGGAAAGACCCATATATAGTTAATTAGCTCAGTTGGTTAGAGCGATTCCCTGATACGGAATAGGTCATTGGTTCGAGTCCAGTATTAACTACATATCGCGTGAAGGTGTAATTGGTTGCATGGGACGCTCATAACGTCTACGGGGTGGTTCGAGTCCACAACACGCTACTAAGTGTTGTTCCTGTGAGAAAGGAATGGAATAGTCAGGTGGGTATATAAACTTTACAATGGGTTGTATACACATTTGCATAACACAGAGGACTTCTCATCCTCAAATAGTCAGGTGGTGGAATGATAGACACATAGTGACACGCACGGCAACCTTGAATAAGTGCACTTTGAAAAGGCAATGCGAATGATGAAGAACACTACCTCACTGTGCGTAGGTAAAATTCAAAGTGTTCATACAGGTTAGAATCCTGTCCTGACTACAAAGGGGTAGAATATTAGTAAGGGCCTTTCCTGAAAGATGGCTAGTTAGGCCCGTGTCTACCCTTATTTTTGGCCCGGTCTTCTAATGGCTAGGAAATCCGGTTTTCATCCGGGCAATCGGGTTTCGACTACCCGTCGGGCTACTATAGCCAACCAAGCTTTACTACGATACGGGTTCATACCTGTGGGTTAGGGGTGACGATCAGGAAAGACTGATAACTTGGTCCCGTGGTTGAATGATTACAATTCCACCCTGTCACGGTGCGAGATACGGGTTTGAATCCCGTCGGGACCGCAAAACATTTTAAAAAAATAATTATTATGAAAAAATTTGAAGATTTAGAGTTTGAAAAAATTGAAGACGCACCATTCCAAATCGGCGTTAAGTGTCGAATGGTGTTTGAAAACGGATACGGTGTATCTGTTGTTTCACACACACATTCATATGGTGGTAAAGATGGTTTGTTTGAAGTTGCTGTTTTGGGTAAAGATGGTGATATAAGTTACGATACTCCTATTACAAACGATGTTATTGGGTATTTGGATCCTGAGGGAGTTGCTGACATTATGGAACAAGTTCAGGAGTTAAAATAATGTTATAATCAAATGGCGGAATTGGTAGACGCTACCCATCTTATTGGGGAGACCGAGTTAAAAACGGTTGTATTGGTTCGAATCCTTTTTTGATTACTTAGGGCTTTTATCTCATATGGTCCACAATATTAATTAATAATTGGTTAATAAAAACTATTTTTCCACCAATATTAATTAACTAAAACTTTAAAATTTTATTTACGTTTATACTAAAAACAATAATTATGACATCAGAAATAATTGCCACAATCCTTACTCCAATTATTATATTATTAACATTTACTTACTTATTTTTAAAAGATAAATGGTCTAAATGATTTTTTTGAAATATTTATTGTTATAAATAAACTTTTAAAAACAAAAATTATGAAATTTTCTAAAGAACAAATTTTGGGCATTGTAAGACACACATTAACATTTATTGGTGGTATTTTGATCACAAAAGGACTTATCGATGAAAGTATTCTAAATGAGGTAATAGGTGGTGCAATTGCTCTAACAGGTGCAATTTGGTCAATTGTTGTAAAAAACAAAGCTTAAATATTATTGGAATATAATTAAAACCCACTCACAAGGTGGGTTTTTTTATGTTGGTAATTTTTTACTTTTATTGTGGGTTTTTTCGTTCTCAATTCTCATTTTTAATTTGGGGGTATAATCTTTAGGTAATTTATTCTTGACCCCAACTAAGTTCCCCATTTCATTATCCATTCTAATTACAATTTCTTTTTTTTCAAGATCCATCATAATTTGACCTGTTGTTTGCATATGATACATATTTTCAGTTCTGTAAGGATTTAAAAACGGATCCTCTTTATATTTTTCCTTTAACCTATCAATAACTTCTTGTGGTGTTTTAACATCTTTTAAATGTTTTTTTGCTAAATTCATCCTTGAATGTGATGATTTTTTCTTTTCACCTTTTGTATATCCCGCTTCTTTGTGGTAAACTCCGTGATTTGTTCTAACAAGAACTTTTTGTTCTTTTTTTAATTTTTTTATAATTGGTGAATGTTTTGATGTCATCTCAACAACATATATGTTGTTTGAGTCTGAAACAAATGTTTCTCCTTTTAAACCGACATCTTTCTTATCCTCACCTGAATAACCAACAATTGATTTAATTACTTTAGGTAATGTTTTATAGGTTAATGCTTTTCTAATTTTATTACCATCGTATGACAGTCTTTTTTTTGCGGTTTTATCTTTCCTATTTTTTTCTACTTCTTTACCTTCTTTTTCGTCCTGAGAAACCATAAGACTTGAATTAACGATCCCAATACCATATTCGTTCATTCCTTCACTCCAATCGGTGTCAACGTCTCTCCAATAAAGAATTTCCACATCATCTATTAATTCGTGTATAACCTCAACGTTTGATTTGTATCCTCTATCCCTATTTTTTGCCAAAACAACACCATTATCTAACCTCACTGCCGCGATTGTACACTCCTTTATTAGATCAGGTCTAAACTCCTCAATTAGACATTCATGGATTAAATTTCTCATAATAATAAATACTTGGTTATTTTTTTAAATTGTTGGGTATTTATTAATTATATGTTTGAAAATATGACAGGAATTATTATTGCGTTTATAACAGGTGTTTTAGGTCCTATCCTTTTACTTTACATAAAAAGTAAATTAGAAAAGAAAAAAGTTAAACCAGATATGGTTAGAGAAACTCTTCGTGTGAGTGAACTTGTTACCCATAAAATTGAAGATATAAAAGATGAATTTAAGCCTGATAGAGTTTGGATCACACAATTTCATAATGGTGGAAATTTTTATCCAACAGGTAAATCAATGGCAAAGTTTTCAATAATGTATGAAACGGTAAATCCTGGTATATCATCAGTACAAAGTAATTTTCATAATATTCCTGTTAATTTATTTTCAAAATCTATTAATCAATTATTAAGTAATGATGTAATTGAAATTTCGGACTATAAAGACGAGACTATTGCAACTTTTGGATTAAAGTATATCGCCGAAGACACAGGATGTAAATCAGGTTATTTATTTGCAATTAAAACAATTGATGATAAGTTTATTGGGTGTTTAGGACTTGATTACACAAAAAGAAAAACTAAACTCGATGAAGATTCAATAAAACATCTTCAGGTTTATGCCACCGCTCTTGGTGGGGTGTTAATGATACATTTAGAACAATAATTATGACAAAAAAAACAAGAATAACTAAAGCAAACATTCTGATAGAACAAAGATATTTGTCAAAAAAATTTATAAGTGAAGATGAGACATTACCTATAAAACGGCCATTACCTATAAGTCAACCATCAACAACAAGTGATAGTACAAAATTAGAAAACCCTTTTTTTAAATCTCCTATTGAACCTATAAAAAGTGGTGATAACGTACTAACAACTGACGATAAAACAAAAATATCATCAGTTTTGTGGAATAAAATAAATTCAGACAAAGAATTAAAATCACATTTTGATTTACAACCACATCATACTGAAAATAATTTTTTAGCTGATATTTCACATAAAGTTCATGGGCACATAACTAAAGATGGTCATGTTACTTTAGAGTTTCCAAGTTTAGGAAAAAATCATAACACAACATTAATGTTGGGTAAATCATTTTCCGGACAAGAGGATTCACACGGTGGGCACAATACTCAACCAACATCTATACCACATTCAAGTTTCGATGTTGGTGTTAAATTTAATTTAGGTAATTTACTTGGTGGAAAACATAATGGTTAATTATTTACAACAATAATATGAAAAACGATATAGTTTTATTAGAACACTTAAAAGTTTTGCAACAAAAACTTTCATCAACCAAAGTGCCAAATAGAAAAAAAATTATAAAGGAATCTTTAAAAATTATAGACATATCAAGTCAATCCAATTTTAAGGGCGGTCAAATAAAAAATAATAAATATTTTATTTTTCATCATACCGCAGGTAGAGGTGACGCACCAGGAGTTATTAAAATTTTAAATTGTAGAAAACGGAAAAATAATAAACCAGGTTGTATGGTATTAGGTGTTCAATTTATTATTGATAGAGAAGGTAAGGTTTATAGAGGTTTACCTGATGGATCATCAGGTGGTCATGTAGTCAGAGTGGGAAAAGGACCTTTGGATGTTACTAACTCAAACTCAAAGGGTGTTGAGATCATTGCCAAAGATGATAAAGACGTTTTAATAAAACAATGTAAATCGGCACTTTTATTAGTTAAAGATCAAGGGTTTTCCTTAAATCAAATAATAGGCCATGGTGAAGTTAGTACTGATAAAATGGTGGATGAGGGTCAAAAGTGTAAGAGATATGCAAATAAGTATTGGAACACACCTGAGGATCAATTACCCGATACTGATGATGAGTTAGGTAAAGATGTGGATCCTAAGGTAAAAGACGATGAAATTTTTAAAGATAAAAAAGATAATTCGGAATATAACGATAATAAACCAGATGATGATGTTATTGATGTTGAAGACGATGTAACAACTACCACCACAACTAAAAACCCACTTGACTTTTTTAAATTCCTTAGTGGCATATTCAAAAACAAAGAAGAATCAAAAATACAAGAAGACGTAAAACGAATTAAAAATTTATTAAAATAATTACCAAACCCATTTGTTTTATCGGAATAAATATACTATCTTTGTGGTATAATTAAAAAGTTCATTAATTTATTAACCTTTAAAACTCTACATATGAGTGATGAAACACAAGTATTGGTTAACCATACTTTCTACTATTACGATAAAAATGGTAAGAAATATACCACACCAAACTCATCTTTTGCTGAAGCAAGAGCGTATTACTACGGTACGGAAACAGTATACATAGAAAAACATTAAAAAAAATTAACAAAGTATTTGACAAATTAAAAAAAAGTCCTATCTTTGTAAAACAAATTCGGAAACGTCCGAATAAAAAAAATAAAAAAGATTAGAAAAAATTTGGAAAATTCAAAAAGTATTCTTAACTTTGTAAAACAAATCGGAAACGTCCGATAAAGTTCTTTGAAATTTTAGATATTATCCGTTCAGGATTATCTTAAGAACCTTCGGGTTTAAGAGTGAAACTGATAAAGATATTGGGCCGTGTATAGTCCATAAAATAAACTACGAAAGTAGGATAAAGTGAACCCCCAAGTGTAACGGGTTTGCGTCTTGATAGTCTTCGGAATATTGAGGTCGAGTACACAGGCGAGATACCATAAGATCTTTAGTACCGAGGCCAACGGTGTAGGGAAAGTGATTTTATGACGAGGTGATGTGGGTCATCTTGTTGAGGAGGGAACTCCAATAGGAATAACTCGTAGGGACGTTGCAAGAATCAATATTTCCAATGTTGTTATTGCGGGTTCCAGTATCAAAGGATACTTAAAACCGAAAGGTATGTTAATGTACGGGTGGTGCCGTTATTAACCTTAACCGACTTCTACCAAGGGGTTAGTTTCGAAGTAGTCTTGAAATATTGAAATGGGGACATTTCACGGAGTTGTTTGGTATTTTGTTATTCAAAAGATAACGAAGCTTAAGACGGACCACAACTTTGATCAATCCACGACACAAAAACTTTAGTGTTAATGAAGTAACATTTATAAACTATAAAGCAAAAGTGTCCGTCACGATATAACGGAAGTTACCCACCTATTCACTGGATGTCAGTGGAACGTGATAACCGCAAGTTTGACCGTATTTTTATGAAAAATCTCTAGGTCGTCGAAGACCGAACCAGGGCGCAATCTTGGGGAGACAGGAGTAGTAAGAGAGTAGTTGTATCGTCAAGGGGTGATTGGTCTAACCAATCGGTAATGAGTGTTACGGGACAAAATCCTGTGGATAAGAGTAGAACCAATAATGACTCGAAAGACACTTACAAAAACTGTAATCTCAGGTTTTTATTTTTAAAATAAACTTTAAATTTAATTGAAAGCATGCAAAAATTAATTCTTTTTTCTATTGCTATTTTTACGACAATCACTCTTATGACGGCTTGTGGTGAAAACGGAAATGGAGCAACAACTGAAGTTTCGACTGAGGAAGTAACAAACGTATCAGATTCTACTTTAACAACAAGTGAAGTTGTTTCTGACACAACAAAAAAATAATTTTATATTATTTTAAAACGGAACCTACCTTTTGGTGGGTTTTTTTGTGCTCTAAAATATAATATTCATACAACACTAATCTATAATTTTAAACTATGAAAGTCTGATACAGTTTTCAAAAAAGATAACATTTCTTCGTGACTTAAATTGTTTTTTGCTTGATTACATATAATACTTATAAATTGTAAATTTCCTTTTACGTATCCAATTTTACTATCTATTCTATCTAAAGATGATGTGTTTAAATTATTCCCACCTTCATTAGGATGAATCAATTTAACACCGCTATACGGACAAATCCCTTCTTGATGGTTCCAAATTTCTAATAAATCCTCTAAATTTATATTGTAGTAATGTTTTCTTTTTTTTACTCTCCTAAAATGTTCTCTTAATCCAGTAAATTTATCACGTCTATTATTACGATGTGGTTCTAAATACTTTATATTTTCTTTAACATACTTTTTTAGATGTTCGTGATTAGAACTCCCACAACATTTAAGGGAACAATAATTTTTTCTACCAATTTTTTTGTTTCTTGTTACCTCAGATAAATCCTTATGAAACTTTTTTTCACATTCAGGATTTGAACATACCACCATTTCTTTTTTTCTATCACTCATAGTATTTTATATATAAATATACCCGTCTCCACAAAAAACCATCTCCACAAAAAAAACAATAAAAAAACCTCAATATTTCTATTGAGGTCTACGGTGGAGGTGCGGGGTTTCGCAAAATTTCAATAATTTTCATTATTGGTTGGACTATATCATCATCTCATTGAGATGTCGGACGCTCTTGCTGGTTATTAAGTATGTCGCCACACTCCAGTAGTCTCTGCACCTTCTTACTCTGTAAGCTTGGATCAGGATTGCCACCACCATTACGTGCTGAGGTTTCCCTGAGTTCATCCGATTTTTAATCTATTGTCACCAATAGATGGGTCCAAAATCAAACCCCGGTCCATAATATCCTGTCAGATAAGGACTACACGTTTAGGTTGGTATTTTCTAATACCCCAAAATATTTGGTTTTAATTTGACCAAAAACAAAGTTGATTTGTTCTTCACCATCGTAAATCAACAACCAATGGACGACTCGATTTATGGTTCAGTCATATTCCACCATAAAGACTTCTGTTGCTAGGTTATGTGTCCACCGACCCCCCGTTTCCGTAAACCTCTTAGGCTACAGTAACTTCAGATTCTCTTAGTAAACCAAGAGTTTCCATTTTCGATAAAACGTCGCCGATTGTTTTTGTGAATCAGTTTTTAAGGAGATTAATTCAGTCTCCACGTGCCCTTTGTCTTCAGCCAATACCTGTCAAATCCAAAAACACCCCCATATGTCAAATAACTTATTATAAATACAAATATAAATGTAAAACTACAATAATCAAAATTTTTTGATATTTATTTCATATGGAAAAGGGAAAATATAACCCATACGATGAGGATATTGATATAATACAGGATAATGACGATATAAAAATTGTTAAGGTATTAACATTAAAAGCCGCTCAATATTTTGGAACTGATTTTTATGGTAATGATAATTGGAATAGTCATTATAGAAATGGAGAACTATATTTTAATATTAGTAAAAAGGATAAAAATATATATTCTATTTTTAATGACAAGGATGGTAGTGTTATTAGAGACCTTAATAAAAACAATAAAATTGTTACTGTAAACGATTTAAAACGTTCATTATTATCTTCATTAAAGATATTGTCTCCACTTATTAAAGGTGGTAAAACATATGAATTTTTAAAGGAGGTTTCCAAAGGTTATGATCCACATTGGAATGATAATGGTGATGACCTAATAATTGATGGGATAAACTTCAATGAAAGGAACCCAAGTAATTCTAAGGTTATTATTAAATTTGAAGATGATGAGGTTTTTTTGGACACAATTAATGTTGAGGATGATGATGATCTATATACTTATAGAACATTTGTTGGTAATTACCAAGGTCGTGATTATGACACATATGGTGAGGAGGATAGATGGAAAGATGGTGAATTTATTGAATACCATTTTAACGATGAAAACCAACGTAAAGCGCTACAAGTTGCCAAATTTTATGATAATAGAGTTGATCTTAGTAGTAAAAGAGGTATTGCGGCTATTTTAAATGATAACTTTAAAAGAATTGTTGATGATTTAATTTATGAGTACACATCCAAATGGCAAGATTGTATTGATGATGTGGTTAAAGATATAATCTTAGGTGAGATTGCTAAACCATTTGATAAATTCGGAATAAAAGAAATACATAGAGGATATAGATTTGAAACAACTGTTGGAGTATTATTACATTGGTATAGTGATGTTGAAAATGATAAATTTACCTTAAGTGAGTTATTAAATAAATTAATAAAACTTTATGATAAGAAAGACAGGGGTTATTGGAATGAGTTAATGTATGAGGTAAATTGTGATGATTGGGACGATAATGTTATGCAAGAGTATTACTCAAAAAGTTTGGACTCAATGTTAGAAAAAGTGCAAGAGGATGATCGTTTTATTAATATTGATGATTATAATGAAATGTTAGATCATGTTGAAAAAACATATGGGTATGAATGGAGATATACAGAAAAGGATCCAAACCTACAATTTTTAATTTTAAAGGTCCAACCTGAAACTAATAAAGTTTTAGTTAACGTTCATAACGATAAGACCGGTAAATACCATCAAAGACTTTTGGATGTTGATGGTTTATATCAATTGGACAATCAACCCGAATTATTTAACGAAAGAAGGATAATAAGAAAAAAATTTTTATAATTCAAATTAATTGTCTATATTTGTGTTATGGAACGAAATTATGAATTATTGAAGGAGGTATTATCTGTACCTACTAAAACTTATCAGGAAGAAAAAATGGTTCAATTTATAACAAATTGGCTAACCGAAAACAATATTCCTTTTTATGTTGACGAAATGTCAAACATTTATGCAACAAAACAAACCGATGAAAACATATCGTATTTTCCTTGTGTAATTGCACATACCGATACGGTACATAACATTGATACAATTAATGTATTTGAAGAAATGTTACCTGACGCTCAGGGTAATGTAAAATTATCATTAAAAGCGTATAACGACAATGATGAACCAACAGGTATTGGTGGTGATGATAAATGTGGTGTGTACGGTTGTTTGGAATTGTTGAATGAACTACCTAATTTAAAAGCGGCGTTTTTTGTATCTGAGGAAACAGGTTGTAAAGGTTCATTTAAGGCGGATCCTGAGTTTTTCACAAATGTTGGTTATGGGATCCAATTTGATGCTCCTGAGAATAATATGATTTCTGAGTTTTTGATGGGAAGAAGTATGTTTGATCGTGATAGTAAATTCTTTGAAGTTGGTGGACGATTGATTACAGAACACTTTCCATCTGATACTAAATATCACAAACATCCTTATACTGACATCTACCCAATTAGAACTATGTTTAACATCCCGTGTTTCAATATATCTATTGGATACTACAACTACCATACAAGAAACGAATACGTGGTCGTAGAAGACACTTATAACGGAATTAAAGTTGGTAAGATGATGATTGAGGAATTAGGTTACGAAAAACACTAAATAAAAAAAGGGAAATTATTCTCCCTTTTTCTTTCTACTTCTTTTTTTAGGTTCTATTAATACTCCCTCTTCAAGATCAATTATTTGTTCATCATTTTCTATTTTAACAAATAACCTATAATCTTTGTTTTCTGTAACTTCACCTGTTAAGATTTTTTCAGATATTAAATCTTCTATTTTATTTTGAATTGCTCTTTTAATTGGTCTTGCCCCAAATATCTCATCAAAACCAACTTTTGAAATTAAATCAATTATTGAATTTTCATATGTGAAATTATACTTCATAGATTTTAGTCTTTTAACTAAAATATCAATTTCTAATTTTACAATTTTATCAATGTTATCTTTATTTAGAGAGTTAAATATAACAACATCATCAATTCTATTTAAAAATTCAGGAGCGAAAAATTTACTAAGTTCTTTTTTAAGAATATCTCTTTTTTGTTCTTCTTGAACAACTTCACTTGAATTACTTGATTTGAAACCAACACCTGTACCAAAGTCTTGTAATTTTCTAACTCCAATATTAGATGTCATGATAATCAAACAATTCTTGAAATTGATCTTTCTACCTAACCCATCAGTTAAATGCCCATCATCTAACATCTGTAATAATGTTGAAAATATATCTTTATTTGCCTTCTCAATCTCATCAAATAAAATAACACAATAAGGTTTGTTCTTAACTTGTTCTGTAAGTTGTCCACCTTCTTCGTGACCCACATATCCTGGAGGAGATCCGATTAATCTTGATATTGTGTGTTTCTCTTGGTATTCGGACATATCCACACGGATAAGATTATCCTCACTTCCAAAGATTTCTTTTGCTAGTTGTTTTGCTAAGAATGTTTTACCAACACCTGTGGACCCTAAAAATATAAATGAACCGATAGGTCTATTTGGGTCTTTAATTCCAACACGATTTCTTCTAATTGATTTAGATATCTTTCCAACGGCTTCTTCTTGACCAATAACGTTAGTGTTTAACGTTGATTCTAAATTAACTAAAGAATTTTTCTCATCAATATTTATCTTACTTACAGGTATTTTAGTCATATTTGAAACTACCTCATAAATTATCTCTTCTGGAATACCACGTTTACTTGTTTTAAGTTCATCATCAAATTTTTTCTTTTCGTTTTCTAACTCAGTTAAAATTTTACGTTCTTTATCACGTAATTCTGCTGCTTGTTCGTAGTTTTGTTTTTTAATGACATTTACTTTTTCTTTTTTGATATTTTGAGCATCCTGTTTTAATTTTTCAATAATTTCAGGAAGTTTAATGTCAATTTGCATTCTTGATCCAACCTCATCTAAAATATCAAACGCCTTATCAGGAAATTCACGGTCTGTTATATAACGATCTGCCAATTCCACACATAATAACAACGCCTCATCAGTATAGTTAACTTTGTGATGTTCTTCATA